GCGACATCCGTTTTCATGGTGTTTGCCGCCAATGCCTCCAGCGCGCCAGCGGTCGCCCGCATTTCACAGCGCGTCAGGTCTGCCCAGGTTCTTGCGGTAGTGCCTTCCTGGCCGCGCAAGACCGTCAAATCATTTCCGCTGCGGGCGCTGACTTTGACAATTTCCCAATCAATCTCATTGGTATTTCGCTCGATCAATGTCAGGCGGAAGAAGTCGCCGCCGCTTGGTGATGGCAGAAGACTACCGTTATTGACCGTTATCGTGGTTTGCGAGTCATTGATGGCACCGGCCAGCAAGACGGAAACATTGTTCTTGAATAATTCAGCCATTAAATTTCCTTCACCTTACAAATCAGTTCATCCTCGAAGCGTTCGCCATTGGCGGTATCTACGATCAGGGTGATTTTGTAGCTCACCCCGTCCGTGCCGCCAGATGACAAGATGCGCACCCGCTTATTGCTTGCCAGCATGGCGCTGATCGTTAAGCCGGCCGGTGCGACCGTGCAGGACACCACCGTATCTACGGTATCGCCCTCATCGAGCGAGTCGTCGTAATTGACGGAATTGATAATGATTTCGCCTGGCTGTTTGCTAAATGTTCCGACTTTCATCCCCGCTCCCATGTTGTCGCCCTGGCCGCTCGTGCAAAGTAGCGCTCCGTCGCCGACCGATAAAACTGCTGGCGATCAATGTCATTCGCTTCCAGGTCAATAACGGCCACCCGATCCATTGCCACCGGCACATACAGAACTGCGACTCCGTTTGCCCTTTGTGTGCGCAACGCGGCCAGTTCAGCGGCCGACAATAGAACCGCACTGGCCGGACTTGTTTTTGCTCGTAATCCAGACAGCGCCGCGCTAATTTCCGCTTCGCCGACCAGTTCCGCCCTGCGTACCGCACCGGCTTGAAAGTTGGCTGCGACGGTTGCTGCTGCACTCCCAGCGCCGCGCACGAAAATATCAGCGGCCAGTTCTGGCGGTAGCGCCAGAATCAAGTCGCCATAGCCACGCCGCTCTAT